CACACTCTCGGCGGTGTCGAGCTGCTCGATGTGCATGGGGATCACGGCGACGTCGGACCATGTCTCGACGGCCTGCCCGAGATCGTCCGCCGTCGTGGCAGGGTTCTGCAACGTCGCGACGAGCCGCATCATGCCGTGCGGAACGTGCGCCATCAGCCGATCCCCTTCCCCATCATGCTCGAAATGCGGTCCCAGTAGTCACTCGACAGAACCACGGTGTCATCCCCGCGGCTCGCGACGTGCTGTGTTACGCGCTGTAACAGCGCCATTTCGAGGAGGGGATTGAGGGTATTGCTGCCAGCGGCTAGGGTCAAAGACAGCGGGTAGCTCAAATCATTAACGTCGAGGTCAGCGTAATGGAGGCCGTTGATTTCGCGCACATTGATGCTGATGACCTGCGCGTTCTCATTGACCGTGGTGCATAGCGTGACCGGCTGCCGGGTGAGAAGTACCAGCTTCTCGGTGTTCGTCGGCTCGACGCCGACGTACTGCGTCCGTGTGACCGGATCGACCACCCAGCCGGTGCGCTCCTCAAGCTCGCGCACGGCAGCCTCCCAGGCGATCTGGATGGCCGGATCGTCCTCGGTGTGAGGGATGCGAGCCCAGGCGCGGAACTTGGCAAGGTCCAGGGGCATCGTGCTCCTTTAAGCAGGGGCGTCGGGGGTGCAGCCCGACGCCCCTGCCGATGGGAGGAGAAGAACCGTCAGGCGTTGGTGACCTGGAGCTGCACGAGCGACTTCACGCGGGTGAAGGCCGAGTTCGCGAACGCCATGCCCTGGAAGATGACGCGCGCCGAGCTGGCAGCGGTGATTTCATCTCGAATCATCCCGATACCGCCCCACTCTCGCACCGAGAACCCGTCGCGGATGTTGCCGAGGACCGCGATCGTGTTCTTGCCGGCAGCCGACGTGACAGGCACCGGCGTGTACTCGGTGACGTACACCGGGAGGCCCATGAGCGTGAACGGAGCCGCGCCGACGAGCGCCGCGTCAGCCGACGGAACGAAGATCGGCACACCGTTGACCAGGAGGCCCGCGATGGCCGCGTAGGTGTCCTGCGGGAGAATCCACGCCGCCGAGCCCCAGTACGCGGCCGGGAGCTTCGTGTAGCGCATTTCGGACAGCTTCGCGACCGTTGCACCGGCTGTGATAGCCAAGGCGCGGCTCGTGCCCGTCGAGGTCGCCGTCGTGATATGCACGTTGGCGTTGACGTTGAAGATGCCCGTGGGCGCGTTCGTGCCGGTGCCGCCGATGTAGCCCCATTCGAGGTTCTTCGAGAGCTGGCGCTGGAGCGTGTCCATCACCTCGGCCTCGATGTCGAAATTGGCCTGCCGGATTAGCTGCTGGCTCACCTGGGTGAACGGGATGCAGGGAACCGGTGCGAGCGGCACCTCGGTGAAACCGGGGTCGATCGAGGTCCGCGCCGTGGTGGCCGTGTCAGGCTGCGTCCACGCCGAGGTATAGCCAGCCGTTTCAAGGTTGTTGTAGCGCAGCGTCGGGTAGCCCTGGACGCCCGTGCGGATGTCCGCGAGGTTGCGGACCACGGTGTTCGCGTCGAGGTACTTCAGGATGCCGTCCTCGTACAGCTTCGGGATCAGGATGCTGCTCGAAGCGGTCGAGATGATTTCGCGCTGTTCCGGTGCACGGCCGCCCTTCAGGTAGCCGAGGAACTGCTCGCGGTACTCGGTCGAGGAACGCCAGTCCTCGGCCTTCTCGCGGTTCTCCTTGCCGACCTTGGCGAGCACGGTGTGGCTCGCGAACTTCTCGCGCAGCTCGGCCGCGGACCGTCTCTGGTTGAGCTCCTTGAGCTCGTCCATCAGCTCGGTCGCACGGGCTTCCTGCTCGGCGTTGATCTCGTCATTTGCGAGAATCCCGTTCACTTCCGCCTCAATCGCCTTGCGGCGCTCAATGATTTCTGCCTGCTTCATAGCGTGATGCTCCGGTACCGCAGACGAAGCCGGGCGAGCGCCCGGCTGTAGGTGCGAGCTTCGGCGGCCGTCTGCGGGTACGCGCCGGATTCGACAATGGAAACCTCCCGGAGATCGACGTCCAGGAGGGTGCGCTCGATGCCCTTCCAGGCGTCGGAGCGGACGATGAAACCGAACGACATTTCGGACAGGACGCCCGAATCGACCAACGCGTAGACGTCCTTCGCCCGCTGCGTCTCGGGCAGCTCGACGTCGAACGCGAGCCCGCGGCTATCGCTCGCGAGCTTCAGGCGCTGGCTCTTGGTGTTTGCGAGCAGCTCGCGCCGGTCATGGCCGACCAGCAGCGAGATGTTCCCGGCGAGGCTCCGGTCGAACGCGCCGCGGGCGACGCGCTCGGTGAACGGCTTTCCGCCATTGACGCTGCGAACGACCAGCGGCAGGCTCGGTGCGTCGTACACCGCGGCGTAACCGGCGATCCGGTTGCCTTGGCGCTCGAAGCTCGTCGTGCGGACCTCAAGCATCCTCGGCCTCCTCGTTGTCGGGCCCGGTGGCGGCCGACGCGCCGCCCGGCATGGTGACCGCTGGCGTGTCGAGCCCTTCGACGGGAGGCAGCCCGAGGTAATGCCTTGCGTCGTTGGGACTCATTACGCCCGCGAGCACCAGCTTCGAGAACGCCATTCCCTGGTCGCGGAGGTTGCCCCGCGTGATGGGGGTGGTGTCGATTCTGACCGTCTCGCCGGGACCGCAGAGCTTGCGCGTGAGCTCCGACTCCCAAGCGCTCGCCCATGCGGCGATGGCTCCGTCGGCGTATGCGCGGGCCGTTTCGGCCTGGCTTGAGAGCGCCCCGCCGCCCTGCTGGAACAGCATTTCCGGCGGGACGCCAAAGGCGCGGGCGATTTCCTGCACCGAGAAGCGCCGCGATTCGAGCATGGTGCCCGACGTCTCCTGGCTGATCTTCTCGGCCTTCATGCCTTCGCGCAGGATGAGCGGGCGCGACGCGCCGTCGGCCGTGGCATGCATGTTCATCCAAGCGTCGCGGATGGCCTGCACGGTCTGATCGCTCATGGCACCGGGGTGCGTGATGGCGACCTTGCCCATGCTGCCCGTCTTGACGAGCGACGCATGGGCGGCCGATTCGTCGGCCGCCAGCTGCATCGTCCACCGCGCCGCCTCAAGCGGCGATCGGTACCAGCACGGGTTCAGGTGATCCGGGTAGCAGCCGATGTGCAGGATCTGATCCTGCGCGAGCACCGTCTGGCCGACGCGGTACTCGACGCCCTCGTCGCGGATCTCGGCGCTCATGGCGTCCGCGGGCACCGGCTGGAGCTCGGCGACCGAGCCGTCCGAGCCGCGGCGGATGAGCGCGAGCCCGTTGCCGTGCATGAGCGCCGTCGAGGTCGTGTATCGCCGGAACTCATAGCCCGACTGCCACCGGCTGGCGTCACGGTTTAGGAGCATGGCCACCGGGTGATCCGGCAGCTTCTGCCCGGCGTTGTCGTACACGTTGACCGTCAGCCGGGCGATGTCGGCCGAAATGAGCTGCGTCGCCCGCAGGACCGCGGGAATCCCATCGGCCGGTCCGGCCATGACAGGCTCGGGTCGCGTGTAGATCGCGACGCCTGACTTGAATCCAAAGAACCGTGAGAAGAGGCCCACGGTCGCATAGAACACAAGTGCCCAAAATCGTCAAGAGCGAATCCGGCAAACACGGACTATCCGAGCGGACAAGTCGACGCGCTCAAGCCGGTGGCCGTGCGGACTTGGTGATGCTCCATGAGCAGCGCCGCCATGTTCCCGGCGACTACGGCGTCGGTGTTCCCCGAGCTGCGGCCCTTCACCGGGCGGATGTTGCCGACGTTGTCGGCGATCAAACGCACCGAGTTGAGCGCCGCTCGCAGGACCGGGTCGGGTTCGTAGAACAGCTGCTTCGATTTCAGGAGGTCGCCCCAGAGCTTCCACGCCGGTGCCATCGTGCGGATCGACTGGTCCACCGGGACGATCGGCCAGCCCTTGTCCATCCACCGCTTTATGTCCTTCGCCTGGCTCGGGTGCGGGTCAACGCCGATCTTTCTCACCCCGAATTGGTGCATCAGGTTCTCGATTTCTGCTTCCACGATGGTCATATCGTGCCATTCGCCGGGCATCCGCCGGAGGTGGCCCTGCTCGACCCACACGTTGAGCGGCTGCTTGCACCGCTTCTCGTCGCGCCCCATGTCGGTCCCTGCCCACCAGGAGACGTTCCGCGCCCGAATGACGCCGCCGTCCACGACCATCAGGCACAACGTCGTGAGGTCGAGCTGCGGCCCGTAGCCGCCGCGGGACAGGTCGAGGCCGATGACCGCCGGTGCGCCCTGGAGCCGGGTCCAGTCCGACGGCTGCATCTGCCGCTCAAGCACGGCGAGGTCGATGTCGGTCGTGGCGAGTTCGTGGTACCGGCAGGCGAGCTGCGTCTCGAACTCGGCGATCTGCGCCGGGTCGCCCGACTCAAGCATCGTCCGCGCCGAGAGTTCGAGCTGGCCGGGGTCGATGATGACGTTCAGCGCCGGGTGCGCCTTCGGCCAGGCGGCCGGGTCCGATGCCTGGTCATCCTGCTCAAGCCCGTACAGCATCGGCCACCAGCCCGCCGGGTACGGGGTGCCGTCGGCGATGGCCCGCTCCAGGGCGTCCCAGTAGCCCCAGATGGGCCGCGTCTTCTGCTCGGGGTCAGGCGTCGTGATGGCGAGCAGCTGCGACGTCGGGAACTTGGCGAGCCCCGTCAGCAGGCGGCCGAACGCCTTCTCCATGCGGGCGACCTCATCGGCGATGACCATGCGGGTCGTGAGCCCGTCGAGCGCCTTGTCGGTGCATGGCAGCGATATGTACCGGTTGTTCCCGTGCTTCACCCGTCCAGGGTGCGCTGGCGTCGAGCCGCCCGTCGATTTCCACTCGGAGACGCCGAGCGTCTCGGACATGACCGCCATGCGCTCGAAGGTCTTCTGCGCCAGGCGCGAATCCGGCGCGACGCTTGCGAACTCAAGCCGCGTCGAGCCGTCCCGCATGGCCGCCATGAGCAGGCTCGCCGCAAACTCGGTCTTCCCGTTGCCGCGGGCGACCGCCAGGAGTAGCGCCTTGGTCGCTGGCGTGTCTGACTTGCGGCCGTCCACCATGCGCCGACGGGCGAGCAGGATCATGGCCACCATGCATTGCCACGGCATCCAGACGAGCGGCTGGCCCGCGCCAGCCTCCGCGCCCTGCCCGCACTTCAGCGCAAACGCTCTCGCGTCCTCGGCGAGCTGCTCGTCCCACCACACGCCGTGCTCGCCTGGCTTCGCCCGCTCGGCGAGGTAGCGACGGCACGAATCGCGAATGCGGGCGTTCGCGACGATCGACCCATCGACCACCGCACCAGCGTAGGCGTCCGCGGCGTCGGCGCATAAACCCGGCTTGCGCCGATGCTTGCGCCGCGTCTCGGTTTTGGCGG